TATGGAACTGCTAAACTTATTTACTTACAAGACAAACCTGTAAGAGCAAATGATACTCATAATAGTATTTTAAGACAAGTAGCATTTAAAGGAGCTATAGAATTAGCAAGTTCTGGTAAAATAAAACTAGACGAAGTAGAACAATTTACTAACCAATTTAACGACATATTAAAATGAAATTAACAGGAACGATTAAATTAATAGGAGAAACTAAAGAGTTTGCAAATAATTTTAGAGTAAGACCATTAGTATTAACAACTGATGACCAGTACCCTCAAACTTTACAACTTGACTTTACAAAAGAAAAGACATACTTATTAGACGAATACAATGTAGGCGATAGTGTAAGTATTGATATAAACTTAAGAGGTCGAGAGTGGACAAGTCCGCAAGGCGAAGTAAAGTACTTCAATAGTATTATAGGATGGAGAATAGAATCTAACACTCCTATAGTAAAAGAAGTAAAAGAAGCTGTGACAAATGCTCAACATAATCCAGATAGAGAAGTAGTACAAGATTTACCTTTTTAATGGAGCAACAGATACGACAAATAACTAACCATTTAACTGAATTGCTATTAGCTAAAAACAAAGCATATGGCAATACTGCACAAGACCCTGTAAATATATTTTCAAAGCTAGGAGCAGAAGAAGCGATTAAAGCTCGACTAGACGACAAGCTAATGAGAATAAAAAACAAGGGCATTAATGACAAGACAGAAGATACGTTATATGATTTAGTAGGTTATTTAATTTTATTAATTTTAGTTAGAGATACCGAAAAAGATGCTGATTAATTTTGATGACCAGATAAGTAAGATTCACGATATAAGGACTGGCAAAGTCAAAGAAGGATTGTCTTTAGGATTCCCAGATATAGACCAATTTTTTAGGTTTAAGTTTGGGAATTTTAATATTATACTAGGACACGCTAATTCAGGTAAAACTACAGTTACTTTATTTTTTATGTTATTATATTCAATAAAGCATAATATCAAGTGGCTTGTATTTTCTAGTGAGAACGAACCTTATAGTATTATTAAGAAACTTATTGAGTTTATGTCAGTCAAACCTATAAACAAAATATCAGATGAAGAATTTACTAAACACCAAGAGTTCGTATTTAATCACTTTAAGTTTATTGATTGTAACGAGCTGCATACTTATAGGTCGCTTATTGACTTGGCTACTGTTATTAAAGATGCTTGGCACTTTGACGGATTTCTAATTGACCCTTATAATTCTTTAGTAAAAGACAGAGATACGCTAAAAGGTATTTCAGGACACGATTACGATTATCAAGCTACGTCAGAATTTAGAGTATTCTGCAAAAAGCATAATGTAGCAATATGGTTATGTACTCACGCAGCTACAGAAGCATTAAGAAAAAAGCATAGTCAAAATGAAGATTATGCAGGTCATCCTATACCTCCTATGGCTAGTGACGTAGAAGGAGGTGGCAAGTTTGTCAATAGAGCAGATGACTTTATTTGTATTCACAGGTATATTCAGCATCCTACTGACTGGATGTATTCAATGATACACGTTAGAAAAGTTAAAGAGATTGATACAGGAGGACGACCTACACCAATAGACGCACCTATAAAAATTAAATCTATTATAAACAATGTAGGATTTAAAATAGGAGAAAGTCAAGCAATAAATAGTACAATAATAGAACAAATGAATTTACCATTTTGAAAACATTAGTAGAAATAGCATATCAGAAACACGATAGATGGATTGAGATAGTATCTACATTTGGAAGTTTAAAACAAACTGAAGTAGAAGATATAGTGCAAGAAATGTATTTGCTATTAATTAAGAATCAACAAAAAGGAATTGATTTTAGTTATGAAGAAGATGTAAACTATTATTATGTATTTAGAATACTTAAAGGTTTATGGGTCGATTTAATGAGAAAAAAATGTAAAGTAAAATTAGTTGAGCTTGAAGGAATAGATATATCACAAGACGATAATGCGAATTATGAAGAAGCATATAATAAAATACAAAAGGTATTAAAAGAGATGCGTTGGTACGATGCAAAAGTATTTGACATTATAAACTCTGGAGAATCAATAAGTGAACTATCAAGAAAAAGCGATATAAGTTATTATTCATTATACAATACTTATAATAAAGTAAAACAAAAACTAAAAGAGCATTTATGATATTAAAAGTTACAAAAGAACTGAAAGAACAATGTTGGGAATATTTGCAAGAAAATAATATGGGTAATAGACATAGTGCAAATGGAAACAAAGAGGAGCAGTTTGTAGGTCTTATAGGCGAAGTATTGACTAAAAAATTATTTAAGAAACAACATAAATTTGAGAATGGTTTTGACGGTGGATATGATTTTATACATAGGACAAAAAAAGTAGATGTCAAAACAATGGGAAGAACAGTAAATGTCAAAGATTATTTTGTACATAATTTTATAGCTTTTCAAGAAACTTACAACTGTGACATATATATATTCAATAGTTTAAACAAAAAAACAAACGAGCTAAATATTTGTGGATGGATTACAAAAGCAGATTTATTTAAGAACGCAATATTTTATAAGAAAGGCACTATAAGAAAAAGAAGTAACGATACATCTTTTAAAATGAAAACAGACACTTACGAAATAAGAAACGATTTATTAACAGACATACAAGAATTATTATGAAACTAGGCGATAAATTAGAAACAATAATAAATGTTATTACTTTAGGTAAAGGCAAAGCTATAGCAACTTGGATAGCAAATAAACTTGGCTATGAAGATTGCGGGTGTGAAAAACGTAAAAATTTTTTAAATGGAATCACAAGAGATGGAACAGAAACTAAATAAAGAAGAATACGACAAGTGGACAGAGTTTAAAGCTGTAAAGAGTAATAAAATCAGTCGTAAAGAACAAGAACTAATTGCAACTATTCATAGTAAGTATTTCTCACATAAGTTTTATTTACCTTGCGGATGCAGTCCGAAACAATGGAACAACTGGATTAAACAAATAAACGAACTATACGAGCTTGGATATAGAAAGAATACATAAGTTTGAGCAGACCGTAGTTACGTTTATGAATGAGTTTCAGGATTGGCAACTTGAATGGTCAGGAGGTGGCTTTGAACATTATGACGCAAAAGGTTTAACGCCTAAAGGTCACGAGTGCGTAATTGAAATGAAATTTAGAAATAAATATTATTCAGACAAGTTGTTAGAAAAAGACAAGTACGATGCGTTAATGAAAATGGATGAAGAAATAGTAAAGCTATATTTAGTAGCAGACCCTAAAGCGACATATTTATTCTGGTTAAACTATTTACAGATGCCTGTAGTTAAAGAATTATATTGTCCTGACACTACACTATGGACAAAGAAGAAAGTATTAAAGAAAGTATATTTATTGACTGAAGATATGGCAAGTATTGTTATTCCAGATTAATTTTATATATTTATTCAAAATTGTTAATTATGAAAAAACAAAGACAGTACCGAAGCAATCAAGGGCGTGACCCTAAAAAGAACGAACAATGTTATAAGACATTAGAACTTGCAGTTATAGTATTTACTATAGCAATTATTGTTAGCTTAATTATACAGCAATGACAATAGTACAGAAGCAAATATTTGAAAGTAATTTTAATATGATAGGTCACTTTCTAAAGGATGCTTATGAGAAAGCTGAAGGAGCGAAAAAGAAACAAATAGCTAATCTCATAGGTAACATAAATCAAATGTATATTTACGCCAATATGCTAGAAACAGAAAACCATATACTACTATCTCGAGAGGACGATGTAAACAATGAGAAGATTAAATGGGCGGAACGAGCTAGAGTAGCAGAAGAAGTAATATTTAAAAATGATAAAACTATTAGACCAAAAGGATTATAAGAAAAAGGACGTACTTAAAAAGATGTACGATGACAGCTATTACTATGGCACGTTAGGACAACTAGCATTAAGTAGCAGTTCTTTAAAACTCTTATTAGACAGTCCTAAAAAGTATGCTTATGTAAGTGAGTATGGAAGTCCAGAAAGTCAAGCATTAAGAGATGGCTCACTTGTACATCTTGCAATATTAGAACCAGACAAATTTCAAGAACAAATATTTGTAGATGTAGCGAGTAAGAATACAAAAGCATATAAAGAAGCTGTGGCGAAACACGGACAAGTATTTACTAGAGTAGAAAAACAAAATGCAGAGAAAGTAGCAGATGCGATATTCAGAAACGAACAAGCACTACAACTAATAACTAACTGTGAATTTGAAGTACCTGCAATAGGCGACATATACGGATTTCCATTTAGAGGCAAAGCAGATGTATTAAGTAATAAAGGTATAGTAGACTTAAAGACAACAAGCGGAGGCATAAAGAACTTTTATCACTCTGCAAAGAAATATTTATATAGTGTACAATGCTATATATATTGTCAGCTCTTTGATGTTACTTATGACCAGTTTAAATTTCTTGTAGTAGACAAGGGAAGTTTAGACATAGGTATATTTGAATGTAGTGAGGAGTTTTATAAAGACGGAGAGGAACTAACTAAAAAAGCAATAGACATATACGAAACATTTTTTGTCAATGGTGCAGACCTAGACGATTATATTATAACAGGAATATTATGAATAAAGCAAAGAAAATAGCAAGACAAGTAAACAAACTTGCAAAACTAGATGTATTTAAGAATACACGAAAAAGAGAATACATAGAAGCAAGATCATTATTATCAATGGTACTATACAAGTATGAGAAGATGAACTTGCACGAAATTAAAAACTTCTACATAGCAAATGGTAAATCTTCAGATCATACTACAGTACTACATAGTATAAAGAACTGGGATATGTACAGACACTATAATAATACACTTATTGACTGGCTTACTTGTATAACTACAGATATGGGTAAAGCAAACAATGAAGCGAAACGAGAACTTATAAAACTTAAAGTTAACTATATATCAAATGAAGATGTAGATGAAATAGCTACTATAGTCGATTTGATGGCAAAAAAAGAATTAGAAGTAGAATGAATGTTCTTGAATTGTTTGCAGGAAGTAGAAGCTTTAGTAAACAAGCAGAAAAATTTGGATACAATGTTTTTACTACAGACATAAATAATTTTGATAAAATAGATTATGTAGTAGATATATTAGATTTTGATATAAATAAAGTGCAATTTAAACCAGATATTATCTGGGCATCTCCGCCTTGCACCTATTTTAGTGTAGCTAGTATAGGCAAACACTGGTACAAAGATAATACGCCAAAAACAATAGAAGCAAGTTTAGGTGTATCTATAGTAAAAAAAACTCTTACAATAATTAAACAATTAAACCCTAAGTATTGGTATATAGAAAACCCAAGAGGAAAACTGAGAAAATTAAATATTGTAAAAGGTCTACCTAGAACCACAGTATGGTATTGTCAATATGGAGATAAAAGAGCTAAACCAACTGATATTTGGACAAACAATATAAGATCTGTATTTAATCCTGATGGTTGGCAACCAAGACCAGAATGTTTTAACGGGAATAAAAACTGTCATCACGAGGCAGCACCAAGAGGAAGCAGAACAGGGACACAAGGATTAAAAGGTAATTATCAAAGAAGTATAGTACCAGAAGAATTATGTATTGAAATTTTAAAACAATCTTTGTAACAAAAAATTAATTTATTTTTCGATATATAGATATACAAATAATTAATTAATTAATATTTTATTAATTCTATGGATGGAAGAAAAAACAATGGCGGACACTCAACTAAAGGACGTGCAGGACGTAAACCTAAAGCTCAAGAGAAAGAACTTATAGAGAAAATTGATAACATAATAGA